GTTGGCGAAATACCGTTATTTGCCCAAGCCGTGTAAGTTGTAAAAAGCGGGTTTGATTGCAAAATAGCAGGTGGCGAACTTGTTGAAAAATAATTTCCAAACAATCCAAGACCAGTGCCAGCGCCAGCATAATTTACGCCAGCAGTTGTGTAAGTTTCCACATGATTGCCAATAATTGAAATACTTCGGTTTGTGCCGCCATCAATATAAATTCCGTTTGCTACATCTTCAAGTACATTACCGATTACTGTCATTCCAACTGAATTTGCAAAATAAATTGCACTGCCTCCAGTGGCAGGGTCTGTTCCTCGAATTGTTCCAACCGAACAATTCATAATGTTAGAACTTGTTGGAAAACTATTTCCAGTGCCAGTGCCATACGCATAAATACCATTTTTTGCACAAGAAAAAATTCTATTTGTTTGAAATGATGAATATCCAAGTTGGTAATTAAAAATGCCAAAACCAAAAGATCGGTAAAACGTGCAGTCTTGAATAATTACATATACACCACCAAAAAATTTAACTAGCGCGCCAATGTTTGAAATGTTTGTCACTGTGTTTGGATTTGTTCCGATACCATCCCAATTGCCCACAAGATACAAGTCGCGCAAATAACAACCACCGCCTGTTCCCCAAGCTGTGCTTATATCGCCGCCGTTAATAAATAAAGAATCATTAGTATTTGACCCAGACAAAATTAGTTTTGAACCCGTAGTTGCGCCAAAAGTTGATGGCTCACCAAAAACTGTTTTATCCTTGATGTTTATGTTGCCGTCAATGTTGTATGTCCCAGCAGGGATATAAACTGAGTTACTTGCGGCAAGTGCAGCAACCAACGCCGTTTTATTTTGCGCTGCTGTTGCTGTTGTGCTTGCGCCATAGTCAAGAAAATTGACGGCAGCGCCGTTAATCATTGAGTAAGAAACTTTGGTCAAAGCCATGATTAATCCATTTAAGAAATAAAATACGTTCCAGCAATTTCAACGCCGCCAGCGCTAAGACTTGCGTTTGTCACACCCACGTTGTAATTTGCCGCAGTAAAAAGTGTTATGGTGGTTGCCGCAGAATTTACTTGACCGCCAAGAGCAGTGCCAGAACCACTAGAAACCGAAAGTGAAGCAATGCCGTTTGTTACGTTTGTAAACGGAAGGCCAGCAAGCGCTGCGTTTGCCGCACTAGCAGTGACAGGCCAAACCATATAAACAACAATATGCACCGCCCTGCCCACACGGGTGTATTTTGCATACCGAATATCAAAAGATAACCCCGCGCCACTATTGTCAGTTGGCGTCCAAGCGCCTTCTTCATACCAATTAAGCAACTGGCTTGTTTTACCCGATGCGGGGGTGTTGGCTGTGAAGTTGATGCCTTTGGCTGCTGTGCCTTGCGTTATGTTGCCCGTGCTTAAATTCACATCGCCAACTAATGTTGGCGTGGTAATGCTCGGGCTAGTGCTAAACACCAAGTTTGTGCTGGTTGTGCCGGTTGCACCAGAGGCCGAATAACCAGTGATGTTGTTGAACGCCGTAATGCTGGCGCTTGATGCGTTTGTGCCACCATTGGCGACTGGCAATGTGCCGCTGACATGGGTAGTCAGGCCAATCTTGCCCCAGCTTGGCGCGGTTGATACACCGCCAGAAATAAGCGCGTTGCCTGTGGCTACGTCAGCAAGTTTTGCAAGAGTTGTGGTGGTATTTGCGTAAAGCAAATCACCTACCGCGTACGATGTTTGCCCCGTGCCGCCTTTGGCCGCCGTAATGGTGTCAAGGCCAGGCGTCAAATTGGCAACTGATACTTTGACAGTTGTGCTACTTTGAACAATCGGCAAAACCTCTGTCCCTGCAACCGTGGTTGCAGAAGTAAGAGCAGAGATTTTGCTGTTTGCCATGTTTAATTGAACATGACTTCAATAGATGAAGTGACAGGCGGCGCAGTTGAAAAAGTCAAAGTTGTTCCCGACACGGTATATGTGTTTTTCTGTTGGTATACGCCGTTGATGTACACAAACGTAGAGTTTTCGCCCGTTGAAGAGCTGCTTAACGTAAATACAACTTGTGACCCTGTACCGGTAAAATTTTGGACTTGGAATTCTGCTGCGCCAATGCCGGAAATATTGTCGTAAGTTGCAATAAGTACATCGGTAGATGTGTACAACATAAATTTATACGGCGACACTTGCAGCCATATTTCGCCTCCAGGCACGCGCCCTGCCGAATCTAAAATGATTGGATTGGTATGGGCCGTCCCACCGCTAGAAGACGTGTATGTGGCTTTTGGCGTAGTCGTTCCCGCTGCGTAGGTGTACAGCTTGCCACCAGACAGGATTACGCCGCTGTTGGTAAAGAACTGGGCCGCAGCGCCGCCCACAGGGGAGAGAAAGACGGCCATGATTAACCTTTATTCATAAATGACGGTCATTGAGACATCGCCCGAAATAACGACGTACAAACCTTTGTTAAATGCGATGCCGCCGATGTCACCACTTAACTGTCGAACTGAGGCTGAGGTGGGTGTAAATTGATGGATTAACTCTGGATCAGCCGTATCTGATGTGGCTGAGTCATAAATCGTAACTCGTGGCGTGGTGGCCGCAGAGCTAATGAAAAGACTTTTAATCTTTCCAAAACCAACTTTAAGTTGGGTGGACGCCGTAATATATTTATATTGAGACATGGCGTTTACTCGTAAAAAATAGTGCAATTGACAGTTGTACCGCCTTTGTCAACCCATAATCCGTTGCTAAAATAAATACCACTATCATCACCACTTAGCAAATACATGGTGTTACCGGCGGGCGTAAATGTTGCAAGTATTGTGGGATCACTGGCGCTTGCAGTGGCAGTATCGTAAACAGCCAAAGTTGGCGTTCCGGATGCGGTGCTTACAAAAATGCCTTTGAGCTTGCCGGCTCCAACTTTGACTTGAACGTCAGCGTTGTTGTTGTGCAAATAAAGAGCCATGATGTGTCCTTAAGCCAAAAAGCGGAGTTTGTACAAAGTTCTGAGATAAATCTCAATGATGTTGTCGATGAGCTGCTGCAACGACATATCTGTCCTGTCAACCACCTCATACCTGGCATCTTCAATTTGTTTAAGCGAGTCTTCCAAAAACTCGATGATGTTAGCCGTCTTTTTTGCGGAATGCAAAGTGATTGGCCCCATCAAGCCGTGCCGGCCTTGGTAGCTCTCGGCAAAATCATCCGCAGCGTCAATGATGCGCTCATAGAAATGACCCAAAGCCTTGTGCTTGGAATAGCTGCGGGTGTTCAAATGAACGCTATGCGCCACGTCGCGGGCTAAGAACAGCAATCCGACAAAATCACACGCTTTCATTGTGGCATCCCTTGTGGTTGAGGCGCATATTCCGCACTCTCGGGCATCATCTCATTCTGTTCCCGGCCAGGCATTTCGCCCACCAGATCGCCCGATGTGATCATGCCATGCACGGTTCCCAAGACTATATCTTGAATTTGCTCTGGCGACATGCTGGCCTGCACTTGGGCCAAACGCTTAGTTTCGGCCTCGTATGCTTTGACTTGGGCCTCAAAGTCCTTGCGCTCTTGCTCTTGCACTTCGATGGATTTGCCCACGTTTTTAATCATCGTGTGCATTTGTTCCATCTCAGCGCCCATGGCTTGCATCTGCTGCTGGGCCGCTTGCAATGCTGGATTGTCCTCGCCATCTGACAAGAATTTGGGGTCAATGGTCTTGGCAAAACGCTTGGACATTTCTTGAGCGCCTGGCCAATCCATGTTCTTGACAAACAGGTCACCGGCCACAGCCCACAATTGAGGATTGCCTTGCAACAGTTGTGCCATTGCTTCCAATGCCTCTTGACGTTTGGTCGCGTAGCCTGGGCCAGTGATTGCCACCACGTCGTATTTGCCGACGCTTGGGTTGTAGATTTTTTCCGTCACAATTCCGCGCTCGTCAACAATTTTGTTGACCGGCTGCTCTTGATCAGGGTTAATCTTGACCATTTTGGTCTCGCCATCTTCACCGATGATGCGAGCGATGCGCTGGGTGTCGTAAATCTTGGGTATCAAGTCCACCAACTGACGGGCCACATGGCGCACGCCACGGGCTAGGTTATCCCCGTAGTGATATGTGCCCACATCGCCTTCGCGCTGGCGAGCCAGAATGGCTTTGCCCGAACGCTCGTTGGAGCCCATGCCCAAACTGGCGTTGTATTGCCCTGTGGTGCTCTTGATGTCTTCAGACGCCCCTGCCTTGGCCTGCAGGAGGCCGCTGGAAGCCATTGGAGGCTGTGCCCGCGCGGGTAGTGGCAGGACGGCCCCTTGGCCGTCTGTAACATCTGGATTGATCTCGAGATAGGGCCAGTTTTGCGTGTTGGCCGTTTTCCACTTGTCTTCATACCCTTCAAACTGGCCACCGTAGCCGATGAATGGGGCTTTGGGTGCCAAGGCAAGCATCTCAGCCTCTTGTGACACCCAGTAGTTATACATGCGCTGGGCGTCTTTGGCGTTGCGCACCAAGCCAGACACGTACAAACGACCGTCAACCTCAAATTCATTGCCCACGATGCGGATCACGGGGATGTACTTGCCCGCCCACTCGCGCTCTTCAAGAATTTCGTACCCGTTGATTTTGCAGTATTTGACCTTTGGACGGTCAGACTCGCGTGATTTCTTAGGCTTGCCATAAATTGCGCGCAATTGCTTGTCCTCGGGCGTACCCTCAAACGCCGTGGCGTTGCCGGGATACAAATTTAGCGTTGTGCGGTCAAAGTCGATGTAGTAATAGTCCGCGATGCGGATGGTGTCTTCATTGAGCCAATTGCTGATCGACTGATCACCCACACCCAAAGATTGCAAAGTTGTAATGGGCGACGCATCAGGATACATCCGCTCAAACTCGGCTTTGGTCACGTCTTCAGTGACAAAGCACCACTTGGCATCCGCGCCGGTCGGGTCTTGGATGGTTGGATCCATGTAGACCGAAAAGGAGTTGCGCACACGGCCAATCTTGATGTCTTGGTCAAACGTGTTGTCGTCGCAATACTCGGTCAGCAAGCGAAGATAACCTTCGCCGTAAGAAACTTGGTTTTCGCAGGCAGTGTCGTAGGCCACATCGGCGTCGCTGATGTACTCAATATGCCGAATCATGCCATTGAAAATGTCGGCCACTTCCACGTCAGCATTGTCGTCCACCGGGATGACCTTGGCGCCGGGTCGGTTCTGGCGTTGGTCGTTGGTGACCTGGCGCACATGCTGGGGCAGTTTGTTGATTGTCAGACACGGGCGGGCGTTAATCGTCTGGCCCTGCACCGCACCACGGGTGGCCAACACATCGGCGGGCCACTGCCAGTGGTTGTCGGGCGAGCCTGCGTAAAAGCGCAGGTCGTCGATCTCATCTTCGCGGCTTTCAGATAGCGCGGACATCGCCAGGTCCAGCCTGGCACGGGCTGTGGCCAAGATGTCAGACGCGCTCTTCTTTGGTTTACCGCCTTCGGCCACTGCGCCAGCAGCCGCAATGCCTGTGTAGTCTGCCATTATTTGATCTTGTTAAGGACTTTGTCCACCGTTGCCTTGACATTGTTGCCCGATGGAATCGTGGCATGGCAAGGCGCAGATGGAGAATAAGTTTCTTTGTTGCGTGCTGGCATGCCAGCGCCCGACATTTTGGGTTCGCGACTGTTCAGTTTAGCGATAGGTGCGAGGGTCTTCATTTCTTTCCTTTCGGGGCTGCACGTTTGACAGCATACGCAATGGCCACGGCCTGCTTGACGGGCTTGCCCGCCTTGACTTCAGCCTTGATGTTTTTGCGAAATGCTTCGGGGGATTTAGATTTGACGAGTGGCATCACTTTCCTTTCTTGGCCGTCTTGGCAGATTCTTTAAAAGCCTTAGCCGTAGGCGCGCCGGGCGAGCCTGGCTTTCTCATTTTCTCTTTACTGCCAGCGGCGATACGTGCTTGTTTCGCATGAATATTGGCATAAAGTCCAGGTTTCATGGCCATATTAACACTTCCATCGTTTGAGTGACGCTTTAGCGCGTTCAGCATCGCCTTTGGCATGCTTCACAACACCTTCCATGCGGGCACAAAAGCTGGCTTTGCGGCCTGCATCTGCCTTGGTTTTGGGATTGGGTGCTGGCGCTTTGAGATTGGAACCTGTGGCGGCGTTGTATTTCTCCCGCCCTTTGGCGGTCAGACCCGCGCCCTTGGACACCGGCAGCTTTTCGCCGCGGCCTACGCTCAAAGACACCTTCTTCATGATCCCATCCATCCTGTAGACACTGCGCTACCGTAGCTTCTGGCGGTGCGCTTGGGTTCGACATACTCACGATGTGCCACTGGAAAGGCAAATGTGACGCATATAGCGTCAGCAGCGTCGGGCGAGGCAAGACCGCGAGCTTTCATTTCCTTTTTGCTTTCCAAGAAGATTGTTCCCCGTGAGTCAGGCTTCATCATAGGCGAAATCAAGTCCGTCTTCAAGAACCTGTCGCTAGGGATACTAGCAGATTTCAGCCATTCTCGCATATCTCCC